CTATTGGTACTTGGATGGTATCCGTAAAGGTCAATAATGATGATATTTGGAATCAAGTTAAGGCAGGTGAAGTAAAAGGGTTCTCTATTGAGGGTTATTTTGCAGATAAAATGGAACGCCCTAAAGAGTCTGTAAGAGGAGATTACGATAAAGATGGACTCAGTGAGCTTAATGCTGAATTTGAGCTCTTAGAAGCTCTTGAAATGCTTTCTGAGGAGGTTGAGTTAGAATCTTATGGAGGATACCCTGAATCTGCTTCAAATAATGCCAAATTAGGTATAAAAAGGAATAAAGAGCTTGGTAATAAGTGCGCTACTCAAGTTGGTAAGGTTAGGGGCCAACAATTAGCCAGAAAAGAGAAGTTTACGCTACCTACTTTAAAGAGAATCTATTCTTATTTAAGTAGAGCTGCTGAATATTATGATCCTAGTAAGCCTGAGGCTTGTGGAACTATAAGCTATCTCCTTTGGGGAGGTAAAAGTATGTTGAACTGGACTGAATCTAAGCTAAAAGGGATAGAAGATGGCAACTAAAAACACTTCTTACAGGGTTCACGTTCAAGATACTACAGAAGCAGTCGTTTCTAGTGTAAATATCGAAAACGGAGCTATGATGCGTACAGATGATGCCCTGTATATGGGTCATAACGGTCAAAACGTAATAGTTTACCCACAAGGTGGAACATCCTCTTTAGGTTGGGCTAGGTATGACGATACGGAATATGCAGGTTCTGAAGATACTTTAGATTTAGTAGACGGAGTTGAGGTTGTAATGCCTAACAACGCAGGAAATGTAGTTAAGAGTGATAGTAATGATTTTTATGATGGTGTTACAAAAAAGATACTTGGATTGAACGCTAATGACACTTACATTACTACAGTTGTATTTAAAATGAGATGTCCTAACGCAAATCAAACTCATTTAGATTTAAGATTTGTTGGAGATGGGGAAATTGAGAGAATAAGCAAGGTAATTCCATTCTATAAAGGAAATGATACAATTCAAAACGAACACGAAATATTTCAATACTATACCGATACAAACTTTGTGCAGAATGGAGTTGAGATCAGAATTAAGGCCCACGGTGGAACTGCTGAAATTTGGGATGTAATATATTTTATTCAACGGACACAAAACGGAAGTTTAAGCTAATAGCCTTATAAAAAACGCACCACATATGAAGAAAGAGAAAGCCACAGTAAGTTACTCATCTCCAAAGGGAGGAACTAGGGGATGTTTATGTAAAGATGGAAAGAAGTACTCCAAAGACTGTTGTAATGGAACTCTACAAGCTCAAGGAGTAGGTAGCTTGACAGGACAGGGGAACAGTTGAAAATACAACACTCTACAAGTAAATAAGTAATAATTATAAATATTAATTTTATGAAAGCAAGTGAAATCGTTTCAAAACTGAAAGATGTGCTTTTATCTTCAACAGAAGAGGTAGAAACTCAAGATATCGTACAAGAAGAAGTACAACTTGAAGACGCTACTCCAGAAGTTCAAGAGGAAGTACAAGAAGACGTTAAACTAGAGGAGGCTCCTGAAGGGGATATTCCTGTAGAAGATGTAGTAGAAGATGCTGCTGAATTGTCTTACGCAACTAAAGAAGAACTAGCTGAGGTTAGGGCTTTAGTAGAAAAAATGATGGGTCAATTAGAGGCTAAAGAAGAATCTAAGGTAGAAGTTCCTGAAGAACTTTCTGCTGACGAAGCTCCTGAACAACCTTTAATGCACTCTCCTGAGAATGCCTCAGAAACTGCTGCATTAAACCTATATGCACAAAACAGAACACTAACAACTTTAGATAGAGTTCTACAAAGAATTAGTAAATAATAAATAACAAAAACAAAAACTAAATTATGCCAACTTCAACTTCAATTACTACTACTTATGCTGGAGAATTTGCTGGAAAGTACATTTCTGCTGCATTATTAGAGGGTTCTACTATCGCTAACGGTGGTATTACTGTAAAACCAAACGTAAAATTTAAAGAAGTAATCAAAACTGTAGCTACAGATGATATCGTAAAAGATGCTACTTGTGATTTTGATGGAACTTCTACTTTAACTCTTGCTGAGAGAATCCTTCAGCCAGAAGAGCAACAAGTAAACTTACAATTATGTAAGAAAGACTTCGCTTCTGATTGGGAAGCTATCCAAATGGGATACTCTGCATTTGATAACTTGCCTCCTTCTTTTGCTGATTTCTTAGTTGCTCACGTTGCTGCTAAAGTAGCACAAAGAACTGAAACTTCTATTTGGGAAGGTTCTACTGCAACAAACGGACAATTTGATGGATTAACTACTTTGCTTGATGCAGATGTTGCTCATACAGGTGCTTCTAAAATTGCAGGTACTACTGTAGATGCTGCAAACGTAATTGCACAATTAGGAAGTATCGTTGATGCTATTCCTTCTACTATCTACGGAAGTGAAGATTTAAACCTTTATGTATCTCAAAATATCGCTAGAGCTTATGTAAGAGCTTTAGGTGGATTTGGAACTTCTGGTTTAGGAGCAGCAGGTACAAATGCTATGGGAACTCAGTGGTGGAACAACGGAAGTTTAACTTTTGACGGAGTTAAAATCTTTGTTGCAAACGGACTTGCTGATAACACTGCAATTGCTGCTGAAAAATCTAACTTATACTTTGGAACTGGTCTATTATCTGACCATAACCAAGTAAAAGTAATCGATATGGCTGACTTAGATGGATCTCAAAACGTAAGAGTTGTAATGAGATTTACTGCAGGTGTACAGTACGGAATCGTAGGAGATATCGTATCTTACGGAATCTAGTAGAAACAATTAATTAACTTAAAGGGGTGGGTAAGCCGAAAAGCCTACCTACCCTTTTTTAATACAATAATAATATGGCTTGTGATTTAACAAAAGGTAGAAAAGAACCTTGTAAAGACGTAGTTGGTGGTCTTAAAGCTGTTTACTTTGTTGACTATTCAGACTTAGGAACAGTAACTCAAACAGATGATGAGATTACCGATATGACAGGAACTTTTTCTGCTTACAAATATGAATTAAAAGGAAATAGTAGCTTCGAGCAAGCTGTTAATTCCTCAAGAGAGAATGGAACAACATTCTTTGAGCAAACATTAAACCTTACCCTAAAGAAATTGTCTAAGGAAGATCATAAGGAGATAAAACTCTTGGCTTACGGACATCCTCACGTTGCTGTTGAAGATTACAACGGTAATGTGTTTTTAATGGGTCTTGAAAATGGAGCTGATGTATCTGGTGGAACTATTGTCACTGGAGCTGCTATGGGAGATTTAAGTGGTTACACACTTACCCTTACTGGTATGGAAGTAAAGCCTGCTAACTTCGTATCTGGCCCAACTGCTGCTGATCCTTTCGCAGGAATGACTAGTGCAACAGCAACTATTGTAGAAGGAATAAATTCTTAATACAATTTCATTTTGATAATTAAGGGGTGGCAGAAATGCTACCCTTTTTTTGTGAACAGAAATAAGGTTATTTAGTTATAATTATATGATAAGGTTATTACCAAATACAGATCCTCAAACACTAAGTATTATCCCTAGAGAATATATAGAGGCTAGTGATTTACAGTTAGTGATTAAAGAAGATGGAACTAAAAAGAATGAGACGTTAACAGATTTAACTTCAATCATTAATGGTAACTTTTTAGATATAGAATGTACATTTAGTATTCTTACTGATGAAAGTTCTTATTCTATAGAGCTAAAGCAAGGAGCGACTTTATTGTATAGAGACAAAATATATTGCACTTCACAAAATAATGACACTGTATCTCATACTTTAAATCAAGGGGATTACGAGCAGTTCGATTCTGAAACAGAAGAGCAACAATATATAATTATATGAGCAGAAAAAACATAAAAAGAAACCGAACAGTTGATACTCCTAAGAAATCTTACGATTCTAGTCTTAGAGTCTTAAATTTATCAGGATATGAAGTTCCTAGCGTAACTGAAAGTAAGCGTTACGATTGGGTAGAGTATGGTGATGATAATGACTACTTTGCAGAGCTTATTGAAAAGTATTTAGGTAGCCCAACAAACTCAAGATGTATTAACGGT